ACCGATGGTTTAACAAATTCTTTTCTGTCAAATAAAATAACATTTTGTTTGGTACGAATTATTTTTCCCTTTAAATTTTTTAAAGATTTTTCGATGTTCCCATTTTTAACTTCAACAATTAACATAATTTTTTTTCTTGTTTGATATAAATATAATAATTGATTACAATTATAACAAAATAAACAATTAGCATATGGAAAAAATATATGAAAAAAGGAAAAACTACCAAATTAACTGGTTACCGAACATTTAAATCTAATTATGGGACAATAGACTCTCAAAATCTAAAATCGATTTTTATAAACATACAAACATGGGTTGAACCAAAAGACGAGGTAGAAAATTGGAATCGAGTTGTGTTAAATATGTCAAGATCAGTCAAACACACAGTTTTAGATAAAATAAACAAAGAAGTATTCGACACAAAATTTATAGTTGATCTAGATCTTAGAACAAGCGGACTTCAACCAAAAAAGAAATCTTTTATGAATTTAGAAATTAATCTATTTTTATTAGAATCTATGGATTTCAAATCACCAAAATTAAAAAAATATGTAAAAAGTTTAATCAAAAATGTATATGGTGATGTGTTGGCAAAAAACAAATATTTCAAATGTTATCTAACAAAAAATGGTAATCAAAAACCAATAAAAAAAGAAATTGAAACTATTTAATATTTATATATAAAAATACTTAATGGAAAATTATAAAATTTTAGGACCAAGAGAATCAGGAAAAGGAATTCTTGTTGAATATGACGCTGGATATATCGATCCAAACGAAAGAAGAAATCTTCAAATGATTAGAGAAAGTAAAAATATGTTGGATCATTCAAAACCATTTGAGTTTTATGCGGTTCTTCAAAAATATAACACCCCAAATAGAAACGGAAGAATATATCCCGAAAAAATTCTTAAAAGAGAATCTGAGAATTATAAAAAAATAATTGATAAAGGAACTTCTCTTTCTGAGTTGAATCACCCTGAATCATCTTTAATCGACCTTGATAGAGTTTCTCATCTTATTACCGAAATATGGTGGGAAGGTCCAGTTCTTTTAGGTAAGTTAAAATTATTAACAAGTCCAGGTTTTCACGAAAGAGGTATTGTATCAACCAAAGGTGATTTGGCAGCAAACTATTTAAGACAAGGTGTAACGTTGGGTATATCTTCTCGTGGTGTGGGATCACTTAAAAAGGTTGGAGAACAAAATGAGGTTCAAGATGATTTTGAATTAATCTGTTTTGACTTAGTATCTTCACCATCAACGCCAGGAGCATATCTTTTTAGTGACCCAAAAGAAAGATTAAACTTTGAAGAAAATCTTGACGAAGAAAAAAGAATTAACGCCGAAAGACAAATTGGTGAAACAGGATCAAAATCGCTTGACTTAATGAATAGATTGTCCGATTATTTGAATAAATAATAAATTATGGACGAAAAATATTTTATCGCAAAGATTACAACCGATATGGTTGATACTGAAACTGGAAAAGTTAAAAAAATGAGAGAAGAAAAATTGGTTAGAGGATACTCACCTACCGATGTTGAGGCCAAAGTAACCAAAGTTTATGAAAATTACACGATGGATTGGAGAATCACTTCAATTTCTGAAAGTAAAATTGATGAGGTTATTGAATCATAAAAAATCATTTAATTTAGTTTAAAAATTGGGAAGAGACAATAGTCTTTTCCCTTTTTTTTTGTTTTATTGTGTCAAAAAAACAATTTTTTACTTTTTGATGATATTTATTAGAAAAATATTTTATAAAAAGTATGACAAACAACAAAAATGTAGTAGAAGACGCTCTTTTCCAAATCAAGAATTTGGAGGAGACTCTACAAGAAAATGCAAAAGGAATACTTCATTCTACGATGAGTGAAGAAATCAGACAACTAGTAAAAGAATCTCTTAGAGAACAAGATGAAGAAGAGGTTGACACAGATGAACTTGACACTGAAACTGAAGTTGAGGACGAAAACATGGATGACGACATGGAAATGGAAGATGAAATGGAAATGGACGATGAGGACATGGAAATGGATGATGAAATGGAAATGGATGATGAAATGGGTTCTGACGATATGGAAGATGAGGAAGAAACTATCGATATGACGGGAGCGTCAGATGCGGAAGTTTTAAGAGTTTTTAAAGCTATGGGTGATCAAGACGGAATCGTTGTGAAAAAAGAAGGTGAAAATATTCATTTTACTGATGGAGATAACGAATACATGATCCATTTGGGTGAATCAGAAGAAGATTCAATGATGGAAATGGATGATGAGTTTATGGAAGGTTTTGATAACGAAACACTCTATGAGATCGAAATGGATGATGAAATGGGTTCTGAAGTTTCTGAATTTAATTGGGGCGGAGCTGCAATGGGAGCAATCACAGGTGGTTTAGGTCTTGGTGAAGAAGAAACTATATATGAACTTGAAATGGACGACATGGAAATGATGGAAATGGACGACATGGAAATGGATGATATGGAAATGGATGATATGGAAATGATGGAAATGGATGATATGGAAATGATGGAAATGGATGATATGGAAATGATGGAAATGGATGATGAAGATTTTGACTCAGTTATGGAATCCGTTAAAAAAGCCATTAAAACTAAAGGTGTTGGTATTGGAAAAGGTCCTAAGTTTAGTTACGACAAAAAACCTAATATGAATGGAGGTTTTAACTCCAAAAGAAAAGAAGCTTTTGGAAAAGGAACTAAAGCGATGGGAACAGGAAAAGCCAAATTCGAATATAAAGAAGGCGAAAACATGAAAAAAGGATCTATGAAAAAAGTTGAGACCAAAGAAGCGTCAAGAACTTATGGTAATGGATCTAAAAATGGTAGCCGTGGTTTAAGAAAGGCAAGAACAAACAACAGAAATTATGAATACAATCCATTTAAAATTTCGGAATCTAATGAAGTAAACTCGTTAAGAGAGAAAAATGAAGAATACAGAAAAGCTCTTGATGTGTTTAGAACGAAATTGAATGAAGTTGCAGTTTTTAATTCTAACTTGGCTTATTCTACAAGATTGTTTACTGAACATTCAACCACAAAACAAGAAAAAATAAACATCTTAAGAAGATTTGATAATGTTGAATCTTTGAAAGAATCGAAAAATCTATACAGAGCCATTAAAAATGAATTAGGAAATGGTGTAAGTAAAGAAAACTCAATAAACGAATCAATTGAAAGAACTGTGAATAAATCTGTTTCAACAGGGTCATCAGCAAATTTAATTGAATCAAAAACTTACGAAAATCCACAATTCTTAAGAATGAAGGATTTGATGACAAAAATAAAATAAACAATAAATAATAAAAACCAAAAAAAATGGGAGCATTATTAGAATCAGGTCTTGTAGGTAACATCGGGTTAAAACACCTTAAAGTTATCAAAGAAGACACAATTAACAAATGGGACAAATTAGGGTTCCTTGAAGGTCTTAAAGGCCACCTAAAAGAAAACGTAGCTCAATTATATGAGAACCAAGCATCTTTCTTGATTAACGAAGCAACTTCAGATGGTTCTTCTAACGGAGCATTTGAAACAGTTGTTTTCCCAATCGTAAGACGTGTATTCTCTAAATTGTTGGCTAACGACATCGTATCTGTACAAGCAATGAACTTACCTATCGGTAAATTGTTCTTCTTTGTACCAAGAATACAAGGATATTCAAACGCATCTTCTGAATTGGCAAACGCATATCCTCAAACAGGAGTTGGAACTGCTGGTGGTCAACACTACGCACCAATAGGATCACCTAACGGACCAACTGACGTTAACTCAGGTTATCCAGGTGGAACTGCACCTAACTATCCTTACAAAAAAGACTTGTATGACTTGTTCTATGAAGGAAATGAAGCTTCTTTAGATCCTCCAGGATTGTTTGATTACTCTAAAGGTAAGTGGACTGCTGTTACAGCAAACACTACTGTTCAAGCATGGGCAGGTTCTTCACTTGTTAATACCTCATTAGATACTTACTCTGGTAACACAAGAAAAGTTATTATGAAACTTTGTGGTTTTGCTAACGCTGGTACAGGAAAACTTATTGGTCCTGATGGAAATGAAATGGATACTGAATCTTTCCTTTCTGATTTAAGAATCTATGGAACTTCAGTAATTTCTGCAGCAACTACACCTTGTAATGTGTTTACAAGTACTTATAACGGTCAAACTGTATTTGTTCCTCTATTGTTTAGAGTTGTAACTCAAATTTACGGACAAGGAATTGTTACACCTACAAGTACTAACACGTCAACTGTATTTGGAAACAGTGGTAATGCAACTGGTACTAATACTGGTGATGGTGGTAACTACAACAATATTTGTTCTCAAGACGGATGTATCTATCTTGAAGTAGATTTATCTTGTCCAGTATGTGCTGATTGTGACGCAACATCATTAGATGGTTACACAGGAACTACTATCTATTCAGGTACTTCTGGTGGTTCATTCTTGGCTTGGTATAGAAGATATGCTGAAATGGAATTTGAAGATCAAATTGGTGAGGTTTCTTTTGACCTTGAGTCAGTAACTGTATCTGTTACAGAAAGAAAACTAAGAGCACAATGGTCTCCTGAATTAGCACAAGACGTTGCTGCATTCCATAACATCGATGCTGAAGCTGAATTGACAGCGTTGTTGTCAGAACAAGTTGCTGCTGAAATTGACCGTGAGATCTTACGTGACCTACGTAAAGGTGCAGCATGGCAATTACGTTGGGACTACAACGGATGGAGAAGAATTAACGCTACTACATCTTACACTCAAAAAGACTGGAACCAAACTTTGATTACAGCAATTAACCAATTGTCAGCACAAATCCACAAATCTACTTTGAGAGGTGGTGCTAACTGGATCGTTGTTTCTTCTGAGGTTTCTGCTATCTTTGACGATTTAGAATACTTCCACGTATCTAACGCGGCTCCTGATCAAGACCAATACAACATGGGTATTGAAAGAGTTGGTACATTGTCTGGACGTTACCAAGTTTATCGTGATCCTTACTTCCCAGCAAACCAAGTTTTGATTGGACACAAAGGAACATCATTGTTAGACACAGGTTACATCTACGCACCGTATGTACCTCTACAATTGACACCTACAATGTATAACCCATTCAACTTCACGCCAATCAAAGGTATTATGACCAGATACGCGAAGAAGATGGTGAACAACAGATTTTACGGAAGAATTACCGTAGATGGTGTTAGAACATTCGACTTAAGAGAATTGAGATAATCAAAATCTTAAAAATAACATTAAAGGGACAAGAAATTGTCCCTTTTTTTATATATTAATTTTAATAGTTGATTTTTTGGTTTACTTTAATAAAGTTCTAATTGATTTTGAAATCACTTCGGTTTCTCCAATAGAAAAAGCTCCTTTTCTATGTGCGGATTTAACGGCTTCAATTAAATAGTATAGAGAGTGTTCGTTATCCATTGTGGTTAAAATTAACTCTAAATGGTCTTCATTTAGTAACTCTATTGTGTTGAATAAATTGCCAAAATTTTTATTTTCTTCTTCCATAACTAAATTATATGATATTTATAATAATAATAAAATGAACAGATTAAATCAAATCATTAGAAAAGTAATTAGAGAAGCATCTGGCGACAGTAGTGGTGGGAGGGGAAGTTATATCGCTCCAATTCAACCAGGATTAAGACCTTGGTCAGGAGAGTCTTTACAACCGTTTACACAGGCGGTTTCAAAATATAAAAGTCCATTAGTCCAATATGATAGTTATGATCAAAGTTGGGATTTAAGACGAAATCAAATTCGTGAATTAGAAAGAACTGCCGCTAAAATACAAGATTATATTAAACATAACCCATATTCAACATTTTCTGATGATGATGGAAATATTATCAATCAATACTTTGAAAATAGTAAAGAAGCATCCTTTAAAGAAAGGATGGAACCTTATACTGAAAAAGTTCCATTTAATGAGTGGGTTGAAGTTGCCGATAAAGGTGTTTTAAATGAAGATTTAGCCGTTTGGTTTGGGACAAAGAAGAAACCTAAAGGATCTTCTCAACCAAAAGGGCCATGGGTTAACATTTGTCGTAAAGTCGACGGAAAACACCCCCCTTGTGGTAGAACGGATACAAGTAAGGGTGCTTATCCTAAATGTCGTGCTTCAGGTGTTGCATCTAAGATGAGTGATTCACAAAAAAGATCTGCTTGTCAACAAAAAAGAAGTGCTGAAAAGAAAGATACTCAAACAGGAAAAGGTCAAAAACCTGTAATGACAAGTTACAAACCAAGAAAAAAATAATTATTTTTTATTAATATTTTCTGTTAGTCTTTCTAACACCGTCTCAAGAGAATTTTTAATATTTGATTTTACTTCTTTCTCGGTGTTTACCCTTCTTTTTTCGGTTTCTGTGTCATAGATATATATTAATCTTTCATAATCACGAATACTTAATTTAACATCGTAATGAAAAATATGATTTGTTATCTCAACACGTCCATAATCAATGATTATAAAAATGTTCAATTTTTCATTAACAATAAATCTTTTTTGAGACATCGGAGCGATCATAAAATCAGAATCTTTATCCGATATTAATTTAATACAAATTTTAAATCCAGTTTTTTCATGCGGCTCAACTTCTTCATAAGTTTTCATATTGTTTCTCATGTATCGAGCCATTTTGACTTTAAATCGTTTGTAGAACCTGTTGAATAATTTTTTCATACGTTTGTTTTATTGTTCTACAAATATATGAAACTATTTTTTATTAAACAATATATTTAAAAAATTTTCCCAAGTTTCTTGATCATTTTCATTTCTACCAATATTTGCAGAGTAACAACATAAAACAACGTTATCTTTGGTATATCCTTTATTTCTATCTAACCTATCTAACGACGGTTGTTGGGGATGTTTTGTTTTATCAGAGGGTATGAGTGGTATTTTAAACCAATAACATAAACCATTTTGGTTATCAAACATTTCATTAACATCATCAACTGATAAAGTATGTTCTTTATTTCTTTTAGAATCGTGAATTAACGTGTTTTGCCATAGTCTAACTCTTCTTTCTTTTTGTTTTAAACTTTCAGTTTTTTTAAATTCAGGATTTAGTCTATATCTTCTTTTATGTTCTCTAGTAACTTTTAAGATACATTCTTTACATCTATTTCCTCTTTGTGAAATATAAAAATCTGATTCAGGTTTTAACATTTTACATTTACTACATTGTTTTTCCATACATGTAAATATATGGGAAAACATTAAAAACTAAAAAAAGAGGAATTAATTCCTCTTTTTAATTTTTTAACAGAAAGGGGGGGAACACCTTTTTTTACCATCAAGTCCTTTTATTTTACCTTTACATACTTGAACAGCGTGGCCATTACTATAAGCTGAGGGGTACACGTCATATTTTGCTTTAGCCGATGCCTTTCCTCTAGCACATAACTTTGTTCCTGTTTTTTTTCTACCTTCCATCATAACCATATCTCTATCGTCAATATTCATAGAGAGTTCCATACCATCTTTTTTTGATTCATTCATTAAAAAATCAAAAACTTGATCCATATTGTTTTTGGCTTCTGCAATGTGATCCTGAGCCCAATCGTGACCATTTTCTAAAATGTCCTCAATCATAGATTGGTCAAAATCTAATAATATATCACATTGTCTTCTCATTTGTTCTAAATTTGAAAAGAACATATACCTTGAAGATTCTTTATCGTTACTTTCTTTTAAAATTCTTTTAATAATTCTATCTAACTTATCCATATTTTTATTTTTATTTTTTAACTATATAATCCGTTTTGTCCTCCTAATTGAACTGCATTTCCTTGAATAACATCATTTCCGTATAAACCAGTCCATACAGGGTGGGGAACTGCAGTTGCGGTTGCTGTTCCTCCCGATAAACACGGATCACAGATAACACAACTTTCATAAATTGTATTTGCTGTTACTGGTATACTTTGAAAACATGAAGAACAAGAATCAAAAAGAGTTCCTAAATCATATACAGGTCCTGATGGTGATCCACTAACTAAGGTTGCGCAATATGTTGTTCCCGATAAAGTGATAGAATAAGTTTCACCTGTGGTTGGAGCAGGAGTTACTCCAAGATCATTTACCGCAACAAAAACACCTGGTTGGGAACATAATTCAAAATTTACTAATGCCATAATATTTTATTTTATAAATATCTCTTTATTCTGATTTAACATTCACAATAAAGAAATTAATTTGTTGTTTATAAACATTTATTTGACCTGATGTTGTTACTTTAATATCCACAAAGTATTCATTTGGTATTTTATCTCTTGTGTCAAATATGAAATAATATTCATTTGGTGTTCTATTTAAAGTAGTCCAATCTTGAACAATCACCTCAGTAGTCCCTTCTTTAACATAAACTCTATATTGACCATCAACGTTTGGTAATTGTTTGTTTGTGGTATAAGCTTGTTTAATAATAACCCCAACTTTTCTAACATCTGTGTTTAATATTTTCTCATTTTGTTTTAATCCATAATAAGAAAAACCATATTGTGCAGGATCATTTGTATTTGTTCCAATTTGAATGGATTTTTTAAATGGGTACACGGTAAATTCATTAATTTGGTTTGGTAAATTAAAACCATTTAATTCTATATTAGACCAAGTGTCTGTAAACATACATGGTGTGTGATACCCTATTAGTGGTGGTAATGTAACTTCATAAACCCCCCTTGTTCTTAAACATGTTTGAAGATTTTGAAGACCTTGTATTGGAGTTCCTTGTGAATCCGAAATTGAAACCAAAGGAGTGTGATCCAAATTAATAAAATCACCGTTTTCGTATATATATAAATATAATTTATTTGATCTACCCATAGAAAAATTATTTCTATCATCTTCAATTAAATCGTTGTATGTTGTTAGAAGGTATGGTTCATAAAAAGTTTGAGTATGACGAGTAAAAAACCCAACTGAATATGATCCAGTTGTACCTGATAAATTCTCTACTTGTGGTAAATAAGCAATTCCCCACCCTGTTGGATTTTGAATAACCCCATTTAACACATCATTAATTTCTTGTGTCATGTCAAATTCAATATCTTCATTTCCAAATTCAAAGTGCTGAATGTCAACAATGGTAATTGCTGAAAACGGAACTAAACCAACATTTCTATTATTATAAATCCCTGCTTGTTCCCAATTATTGATTGTTGTTGTTTGAAACCAATTTGAAGGTCTGTCAGAATAAGCCCTGTTTGGTCCTAAAACATCAGGAACATCATAAAAATCATAACCAACACCTTCATCCCAATATTGTGGAAAAGCCGGATCAAAATTTACTGGTGGTATTCTAAAAAGTATTAAATCAAAAGATGTTGCCCTCATACTTCCATCGGGCATAGATGTATTAAGTAATTCCTCATTAAATGACGATGTGTTTGTCATCTTCAAAACGTGAGTTATTTCACTATTTTGACAATTTGTTGAAATTGTTCCGTTTGCGATTTTTTCTTTTAATAAATCTAAATTTAAATCAAATATAAATCTTGAATATCCAACAGGGTTAGCAATTCCCCCATCACCATAATAGAGTTGCATTACAGGGTTTCTTCCCGTATTCACATAACTATTATATACTATTGTGTTGTTTCTACTAAAGTAGGAGTTAATAATTGACATTTATTTTTTCTTTATAAATATCAATTAATTCTAATATTTTGATTTAATATTGAATTATCTGCGTCTTGTAGGATTTTGTTGATTTCATCTAATTGAGTTCCATCAACTCCGATTGGAATTGGAGCTTCATTTATATTATGAACATGTGACCCTAAAAATCGAACAATTAAACTTAAAAGTTTCATTAATTCGTTACCTCTAACCATTGGATCTGTATTTGGTAATACATTTTGTGTAAAATACTCTTGTTCAATACCATACAAAGTTTCTTTTGGTTGTAGATTTATTTTTGATTTAGAAGGTATATCTGTTTTATGAGAAAGAAAATAAATAAAATCTGATGCCATAGTTCCGTATGAAACAGGATTTGGTGTGTAAATACTTTGTTTTAATGTAATTTTATCTGAACTTAATTGTTCCCCAACAACATTTTTTGACCACACCAATACGCTTCCAAATTGTCTGTCTGAAGGTAATAATTTGATTTTTTTAAAGAAATTATTAACCATATTAAAATCTGTGGATGCTGAAGAAGATAATTTGTCTATATTGTTTTTTGTTGGTCTAAAGTAGAATGGAAATTGTTTTTCTAATCTTGAATCATTCTCTAAGGGAAATTGATCATACCCATCAATATTTATCTTCCCACTATTAACTCCATTTATAAATTGGTTAATTATTTTAACACCCTCATCTTGAGTTTTACCGGTAAATTCTAATTTATATTCAACGCCACTTTTATATTGATCAAGTGGTGTGTTCATATTAATTTCAGTACTTTTAGTTTTATCTTTAGGGAGTAACGAATAAAGTGATATGTTACCATTGTAAAAAGTTGATCCTGTTGTTCCACCTCCTGATGTAAATCCTGTAATTTGAATCTCGGTTGTTATTTCCCATTCTATTAATTTTTTAACTAATTGTGGTTTGTTGGAAAATAATGTTTTTTTAATTGGGTCTAATTGTTTTTTTTCTAAATCAAAGTTTGATATTTGTAAAAATCCCCTATTTTGTCTTGGTGTTGGTAAATTAAAACTTGATGTTTGTGTTGGTATGTTTTTTCCGGCCCTTATTAAAACTTCACTTTCTTTTACGACAACATCAGCAGTTCCTCTACCTAATAAAGCATTATCTCCTGGTTCAGGATAAATACCTTTTGTTTGACCTTTTAGTTCTAAACTTATTGGGTCTTTAATGTTATTTGCTTGTTTTAAGAAAACACCACTAGCAAGCATTGATTCTGAGTTGTGCCAATTTTCAAACTTATTATTTTGAGGTCTTGTTATTGGGCCTTGTATGTAAAATTTGGTATTATCGTTTATTTGTGTTTTATTGTAGTAAAATATGTGAATATATTCATCTACTTCTGGTACTTGACTAATATAATACGGTAAAAGAGGTAGATAAATTATAGGATCTTTTTCCGTCCAAATATCTTTTTCAGGATTCCAATTTTCAGGTAATAAAGCCGATTCAACCTGATCGATTGGGACTGCTCTTACTCTACCAAGCATCAAAGGATCTTGATTATTTATTACAAATCCTTGAAATATGTTTTTATCTCCATTCATTTTATTTTAATTCTATCTGAATATTCTTTATGTAATAAATTATAAGTGTTTTCTAATTTATCTAAATGGTGTGTCAACTTTATCAAAGACTCTTTTGTTATTTTGAAATCTTCTTGTATAAAATCCATTGCCAACTGAAGATCTTTGTTTGATCTTTCTTTATGTTCTTTAATAATCAGAAGTATTTCTCCTGCCTTTATTTTTTTTTCGTTAATATTAAATGAATTTTCCATATGCGTCTTTTGGTATTGTAATCCCCGCTGGAGTAATTGTTAATGGGCCTATTCCTATTGCAACTTTTCCATTTTCAGCAATTTCTTGAGAATTTCCATCAATCATCGCTTTAATTGAGGCTAAAAATTTATTTGGACTACCGTCTGGCATCGGTCCTGTTGGAATTCCTAATTCTTGTAAATTTTGAACGGTATTTAAAAATGATCTTGTCGGCGAATACCCATCTAAAAGTTTTGCAGATAATAATAAAGGTAGAGGTAAATCTGATCCGGATTCTTTTAATTTATCCAATCGTTTTTTAACACCAATATTTAATAATTGTAATAACTCATCAAGAACACTCTTACATTCTCTAAAATCTTTAACAACTTTCACCAGAGCGGGTATTAAAGCTACAATAGATAAAATCATCTGATAATTTTTTTTCTTTTTTTCGTCCGTAATATCTTTTAGTAATAATGCAACAAGAGCTTTTATTTCTTTTTTTAATTCATTAAAAACTGCTTTTGTAAATATTGCGGAAACTTTTGTTAAAAACTCATTGAAAAAATTTTTAAACTTTTTTAAAAAATCTTGGATGTTATCAATTTGATTAAATATTGGTTGATTTAACATTCCTGCAGATATCATAATTGGTAAAACCGCTTTAGGTGATAAAACAGTATTTACTAATGCTTTTACAAATTGTTCAAAAAACCCTTCATCCACCGATAATTTATAAGTCGCATCATCATCAACTACAGGATATATAATACCTAATGCTGCATTTATCTCGTTAATATCCGAAGTGTCCTCATTAAATTGTAAATCGTCTAATGCTGTTAATACCGCATCTAAGTTCATTGGTAATTTTACATTATCACATTCCTCAAACTCAATAACACCTAATTTTATATCGGAAGTTATTTGATTAATAATTCTTAAATCAATATCATTAAACTCATAAAATGATTCATCTACATTATCAATTTCAGAAACTTTAGATGTTCCACCCACGTTTATTTCTTTATTCGAATCAGAACAAAGTCCTAAAACTCTTTGCATAATCAATAAAGATTTTTGAATCGATTCTAATTTCAATTTACCATCACCTCTACCAAAAGAAATTGCTCCCGTAACGTAATCAACTAAATTGGTAAAAAAAGTTTTATAATTTAATATGTCGATTGAACTATAGTAGTCATTTAAAAATTCATCTATAGTTGGAAAATTTGTTCTTGGTTTTAAATCTACTTTGAAAAAACTTCCTTGTATTGTTTGAGATGTAACTGGATCAACATATGAATCAATATAAGAAATATCAAATAAATTTTGAAAAGATGTTCCCACATAATTATTACCAGCAACAGACGAATATGGTTGATTTAAGTTTTGAGTTCTATCATATAATTCTCGATTCATTGAAAAAGGAAATACACCATATTGTACGGGTTTTTCTTCATAGAATAATTTTCCAATTCTGTCATCAATAGAAGATTCTAAAACACCAAACAAATCCACAGATTTAACCGGAATATAATATGTTGTGTTAAATTGATATCCTTGCACATTACTACAAGCCAATGCCGACTTAACAGTTTCAATAATTAAATTTTTAACTTCTGGTTTTATTTTTTTCAGTGAATTTACAAAAACTCTTTTGATAAAAGTATCTGTTTCAAGACCTGATCCTTTTATTTCTTTTAATTGTGTAATTAATTCATCGGTAAAAGTTTTTGCGTTTGCGGTATGTTTTTTTCTCCACTTAACAAAATCACCCAATTGATTCGAAACATATTTATTCGACTTTTCTTGTGAATTTCCGGCTTTCTTTTTTAGATCTTCGTAACCTTTTTTATATTGTTTATAGGTTTTATAAACATTAGTTTTATTTGCCGCTTTTTTTAATTCGTTATCAATATCAACTGCCATATTGTGTTATTTTTTCATTTTATATGTACCATCATTACTTATGTCTTTTTTCAATAAATTTTGAAAAGTTTCATCATCGATATCCAAATCAGACAATTTAAAATCCTCTTCTTTTTCGGTATTTTTTTGCCAAATTTGTGCTTGTAATTTTGAAAGGGTTAATTTTTTCTCCACACAATCATTGATGATTTTTTGTTGTTTTTCAATAACAGGACCAATAAGAGTCATATCTTCTGGTTCCTTCATCATTGTTAACATTTTATTTTGAATTCTGATGGCGGTATTTCTTTGTTCCACAAGTTCATTATAGATTTCTTGCATCAAAGATAACATTGATTCTTTACTTAAGTTAATTTCTTTTTTTGGTGGTCTTGCCATGATTAATAAATATTAAGTCTTAACTAATTCTTGTATCAAATCAAAATACAATTTTTTATATTTTTTTATTGAATTTCTAATTTCTTTTGTTGAAAGATTTGTCATTTCCCTTAATTCAAACAAAATAATATTTTTATTAAATTTATTATTGTTAGTGTCAGGAAAAATTGTTCCATAGTTCTCAAAAAGATCGTATATTGCCGCACCTAATTTATGTTCTTGCTCATCAATGTCAACATTATCAATATCTTCTTTTAATTTTTCTAAAAATTTTTTTATAATGTATTCTGAACTTAATATATCTTCATCTATGGTGTATGACATTTCTTCTCTATTACATAAATCAGAAGAAATATCTTCATATGATATCTTTCTGTTCATTTCTTTTTGGTCTTTCATAATTTGACCCATAAGATAGTTTTTACAAATAGTCCCAAAATAAGAATAAGCCTTTTTTTCTTTCGATGGTTTGAACTTGTCTATTTTTGTCATAAGAAATGAATGTGTATCCACATGTATCTCTTCGTAGTTCATGTCTTTCCTATACAATTTATATCTTCTAATTATTGAAGATATCATCTTATCTAAAGGTTCTTTTAAAAACTCGTTGTAAATCTTATTTTTTTCTTCATAAGATTCGGCGATTAAAAAATTTCTAACCGCCGTTTCTTCTCTTTCATCAAAATAATTATTAGATGTTGGTTTTCTACCTTTCTTTTTCTTTTCAACTACTATCTCATTTTCATTAATAGACATTAAACTTCTTGAGGTTCGTAATTTATTTCTCTCTCGGTTGAGAACAGGTATTCTTTTTTCGCAGTCTCAATCCAAAATCTAGCTTCATCTTGGTTCATTTTGTTTTCACCATTTTTGTAATTCCAAAAAATTGATCCCTCTCTCAAATTCATGTGTTTGTAACCAATTCTTGGAATTGTCATAATTTTAGCTGAATTGTGTGTCAAACGTAAAAACAATTCATATCCAAAAGTTAACTTTAAATTTGATTTCATTCCACCAATTTCTTGATATTTTTCTTTTTTGAAAACCATACCTGATGTTTGGAAATTTTGGAATGTTTGTAATGTTTCATTTGTCAAAATCCCAATATCGGAAGATATATTTGCCGCAAATGTTGCTTCATTTGTAAATCCAGCAAAAACCAATTTTTCGTCTACATCTACAACGATTGGTAAAAATGCGTGAACATCTTTATAAATGTCCATGTAATTTAATGCGTTTTTAAACCAAATGTTTGAATACTCATCGTCAAACTCCAAAATAGAACACCAGTTAGAAGTTGCAATTTCAACTCCGTGATTAACTTGTTTAGCGAAATTTGGTTGATCAGACCAAGTTTCAAAAATAACATTTAAACCTTCAAAGTTGTATGAAGTTAAATGATTTTTTAAAAGGTCTTCATCTCCATGTACAATGATAAGTTCATTTACATATTCTTTTTGATTTTTAACTGATTGGATGCACTTATCAAAAAAGTCCTCGAACCCAATCGCTTTTCCCGATTTAATCGGTAAAATAATAGATATTGTGTTTTTTGTGTTCATAATTAAATTGTTTCAAATTTAGAAAGTTGATCTTCAAAAGAAGCTATACGTTTTTCAAAAATTTCTGAAAATAATTTAATAGTATCATTTTCAAATTTTTCGACCGTACTAATTGTTTCCATAGTTTTTTCCATTTGTTCAAATAAAGTTGGATTTAAGTTGTCCTCTAACCAATTTTGAATAAAGTCTGACAATACGTCAATAATGATTGTTTTATTATTAACCCAAAGACCATTATCTTCGTTCATCCAAGAAGGTGTAATATCAGGAACTAATCCTAATACTGGAATACCCATTTTCATTGATTCAAGTGGAAATGTTCCAAAAGAACTTGTTTGATCGACCCAAATAGAAACAAAACTATCTTTCATCGCATCAGCAAATTCAATTTCACTTAAACCTCTTAAGTCTCTAAAAGTGATCCATCTGTATTGTGGAAATTTAATATAAAAACTTTTAATTAAATTTGCCGTGTCTCTTGGGTCTCTTGTGTGAATATTAATAATTGTTTTTGGTGGAAATTCATTCTTTTTGAAATTGTCAGAAATACATGGTTCAATAACATCTATTGATACATTTCTCATAACAGATTCAATTAGTTCTTTTTGTTTGTTTGATGTAGTAATACATTTGTAGAAACCTAATTGATTCCAAGATTGTCCTGGTTGTAATGTTTCAAAAATATGGTCAAATGCCTGACTTAATACAATTTTACCACAAGGTAGTTTTGTAATTTGATCCATTACAAAACCATAAATCTCAGGAATGATAATTAAATCATCAGGAGAAATCTCCAAACTTGTTCCTTCAATGGATCTATGATCAAGTTCTGTCATGTATTCTTCACCCATCCAAGATGATACCCCAAAATAATCAGGTTTTTCATGTAATATAATGGCATTATAACCATTCTTCTTCAAAGTCATTGCCATCTGATAGATGTATCTAACAGATGCTTTTACATTTCCTTTTGTGTCTTGTGCCATAAAATAAATCCTTGAAAGTTTTTCTTTCATGTTATTTATGGACCTTTCTAATTTGTCAAATTGATCGTTGTTCATGTTTTTATTTATAGTTTATTTATTATGTTTTTAACTCTTAAAGTATTGAAAGAAATTTTAAATGGTATTGTGAGTTCACTATTACTAGGTCCCAACTTTTCATCAACAGGTTCTGATTCTGTAAGAATTGTTTCTACCATCATTTTTACCATTTCATATTTTATTAAATGAAATTGACTTTCTCCTGTGGTGTTTGACAACTCAACTTCTTTTTCAATTTTATCTAAATCTAGGTAGTAATTTTCACCAAAAAGACTAAACAGCATTATGTTTTAAATTTTTAATTATTTCTTGAAACTCAGAAAGTGAAGATATTTCGAGTTCTGAAGAAATGTGTTTATTGTAGATTGTGTTATATTTAACAACAATTTTTCCTACTTGTTTTTCTAATAATAAGCCAGGGTCTGCTGTAAGTAAAATGTCTACTTGATCCCACATATTATTTTTAGTTATTTCACCAAAAAAAACTACTTTTTCCAATAAACAACCAAATTTGGATAAAAAGAAAAGAGATGATGGTTTTGATTTTCCAATCTCACTTGAAACAATTAACAATTCGTTTTCATCCCTTAATTCGTGATATAAATCATTTAAAATGTTAAATGTGGTCATCTCTGTCGACGGAGCATGACCAAACAATTCCATTGCGTATTCTTCATACATAAAGTTGAAAAGTTCTTCTTTGTTTTGAAACGCAAAATGACCGAATAAATCAAGACTTGTAACATCCGATATTTTTTTATATTCAAAAATTTCTTTTGAAGATTCAATTAGTTCAGTATTCCCTGACACATCCAATTCATATGTTTGTCCCAAAAATTGATCTTCTTCTTTATCAATTAAATGTTTTTCATACAATTGTTCAAATTTTCCTATTGTGTCTCTTAACACACCATTAATATCAATTCCTATTCTCATCGTCGTATTTTTCTAATATTTTTGAAATTAATGGGTTTCTAACGTTTTTGGCATTTCTAAAATCATAAACACCAATATCATCAATACCACTAAATCTTTGTAATGCGTCATAAAGACCCGATTGTTTTTTGTCTTTATATCTATCGGTTTGTTCCAAATCACCAGATATAAAGAATTTACTATTATACCCAATTCTTGTCAATAGTAATTTCATTTGATTTGGAGTTGCGTTCTGAGCTTCCTCAAATATTAAAATTGAATTATCAATGTTCATTCCTCTCATATAAGCCAAAGCAAAAACTTCGATGATTTCAGCATCCTTTAATTTTTCTCTCGATTCTTTTCCAATTATTTTATTTAAAAGATAATATGACGGAAATATATACGGATCTAATTTTTCTTCTAAATTTCCTGGAAGACTACCTAATTTTTCTTCGGCTTCTACCGCTGGTCTAACAATAATAATTTTTTCATACCCATTGTTTGTTTCCATTAGTAAATCAACAGCCGCTTTCATTGCGATATATGATTTACCAACGCCAGCAGGTCCTGAACATATGGTTATCTGTTTTGATATTAATATGTCGTAATAATCTTTTTGATTTTCAGTTAAAAATTTACTTTTACTTTTTCTTTTTATTACTGAATTAATATAATCTTTTTTGGTTAATGGTTTGTTTGTTTGTTCCTCAATAGGAGGGGTTGGTTTTCTTCTTGTCATATTTATTTAACGAATCTTTTATTTGATTCTTGGTTATAAATTCTTTGTCTCAAACTTGATTTTAAAAACGTTATACCTATTATTTTTTAAAAAAATTAAGCCAATATTCTACCATCTCATCTAACATAGTCTCAAAAGTATATTCAGGCTCCCACCCCAATTGGGTTCTAATTTTTGTTGAATCCCCTTTTAAATAATCAAGTTCTTCTGGTCTAGTGAACTTATGGTCTTGGCTTACATATTTTGAATAATCTAATTCTAATTTATTAAAAACGTACTCTACCATATTTCTAACTGAGTGAGTAATCATTGTTGATACAACAAAATCATCAGGAGTGTCGTTATTTATTATTAAGTGCATTGCCCTAACATAATCTTTTGAATGTCCCCAATCTCTATAAGAGTCCATATTACCCAAAACTAATTGATTTGTTAATCCTAATTTAATTTCTACCGCAGTTTTAACTACTTTATTTGTAACAAAATTAGAACCTCTTCTTGGGGATTCATGATTAAATAAAATTCCATTAGATGCGTGTAATTTATATGCATTTCTGTAGTTTCTTACGATGTTATACCCAAACACTTTTGAACAACCATATGGTGATACTGGAGTCATAGGTGTGGATTCTCTTTGATACCCATCTTTATCCACTGAGCTACCAAACATTTCAGACGAACTTGCTTGATAAAATCTGGATTGAGGACAAGATCTTCGATATGCCTCTAAAATATTAATAACACCTATTGCGTTTGTTTGAACGGTAAATTGTGGAATATCGTAACTAATTCTAACGTGGCTTTGAGCCGCTAAATTGTAGATTTCATCTGGTTGTATATCACTTAACAATCTCTCTAAACTACCTTGATCTAAAAGATCTCCATAATAAATGTGTAATTTATTTCTAATTTCATCAGTAAATCTACTTTGTTGGTTTTCAGAAACTGAATTTCTTCTAATTATTCCATGAACTTCATATCCTAACCCTAAAAGATATTCCGATAAATATGAACCATCTTGTCCATTTATGCCTGTAATAAATGCTTTTTTCATTGATCTATTTTTATTTTTTATTTTCTATTTTTTAAAAATTGACATCTGCGTTAAATCTGGCCAATCATTATATACCCATTTTCTTGGTGGTGTGTTGATTGCCTTTTCTAATTTGTCTAACCCTAATTGTGCTGTTTCGGGTGTCATATAATAATGATAACCAATACAATCAATATCTTGGTCCCTCCAAGGAATGTCAGGTAATCGACCATCATACGACATTTTTTTTAAATTAATATAATCATTTTTGTCATCAAGTAAAATCATACCACCTCTTCCTAAAGACAAATGTTTTTGGTATTGGAAACTAAGACACATAAACGTGTGCGGGATATAACTATCTTTTTTCCATAGAACCGCAGCATCAATTATTCTTTTTTCATCATAATTAAGGGTGTAATAATCTTCCCACACCTCATCTCTCCATTCTCGTTCTAAACCCATTTTTTCTGCTAAAAATGGTACAGACAGATATGTTCTTTTTGGTATATTTATTTTTTTTGTTTTAGTATACCTTAAACACAACTCAATACCGTGCGTGCAACTATCAACCGCAACAGCATATTTAGACCCAAAAAAATTAGAAATTTTATTTTCAAATGTAGTTATAATTTCAAATGACATAGTAAAATGTTTTTATTTATCTTCAATGAAGGTTTTAAAAATGTAGTCCTCCGCATGAGGAAAGTCAATTGATCTTTTTAAGTTATCTATTACCGCATCAATTTTACTATGATACAGTTCAAATGATAAATCTTCAATTTTGAAGTTATCATCTAATATTATTATTCCATCCGTATTGAAGTAATCCCCAATATTACTAATCCCATAATAAATTGGAATCGTTCCTGTCATAAAACAATCTGTAATTTTTTCCGTAAACATATTTGAATATGTTGCGTTCTCCATTGCAAATGAAAAACAATAATCTTTTAACCCATCTTCTTTATTATTTATGGGGTTATAACCTCTGCCAAAATGATCACAGTCTTTAGAAAATTTATGAATCATATGTTGTCTATAAATGTGTTCCGAACACATGGTTTTGTTTGATGCAATCATAGAAACCAATTTAGTTTTTGGATATATTTCACCGTGAGATAAATAAGATTTAGCACTACATTGGGTAAGTTGAAAAATATCTGATGACTTGGATAACTCTACATCATGTGTAAAAACTTTTATGAATTTATTCTTTAATAATTCAATATTATTTTTAGCCCATTCATATAAATGTGGTATTATCGTTTTTGATTCACATAACCACCCATAATTTTTAGTTTGATAATTAAATGGTAAGTGTAAACCATTATCGATATGTATTGATATTGAAGCAGATCCGTCTTTAATCCACTCAATAAATTTTGGGGGTAAATCATTTGTTGAGATACTATGTTGGAAACCTCCACCAATCATATTAATTTTAATTTTATTCATTTTAACTTCTACCCGCAAATATTTTTGTTATATAGTTTGTTTTATTATCAAATTCAGTGTTTTGATTAATAAATGTACGCAAATAGTTTAATCTAATATCAATACCTAATTTATGTAAAAATATTGCCCATATTCTTTCACTGGCACAGGCTTCTAATTTATTTTTTGGTAAAATACGATTTAAACCTAATTTTTTTAAATCATCTAGTATTTTTCTTTTACAATAAAAACTAGTTCCAAATAACCCTGCCAATGTATTTAATTGAATATTATTAATATCTAAATTTACCGAATTTACCATATCAATACAATATTTTAATTGTTGCTCAGAATCAAACGGTAATCCCTCAAAATAACTAAAAACAGTAAAATCATAATTAGTTATTGGTGTTAAATTTTCATTGACTACCATACTATCATGTAATATAAAGAAATAATCGATATCTGTATATTTTTCATAACAATACCATATAGCACCATCTATGTAATTTTGATTGTTTATATCTTCTATTATAACATCATATTCTATAATTTGGTTGAAGTAACTTTTATCTGTAGAACCGCTATCAATAACACAGATGATATCTTTATTACCTGAATTTCTAATACTTTTAACACAATTTGTTATGTAATTAATATTTGAGTTTTTACATGTTATTACTATCATTGTTTTCATAACACATCAATTAAATTATTTGTGATATCTGTTAATTGTCTTTTTCTATTAGAAACTCTTATAGATTCACACGCAATTAAAATATCTAATTCTTTGTCTTTTATATCTAAATTTAATATGTACTCATTATAACATAAATTATAAAAAGTGGCATCTAAATTATAATATAAAATACTATATAAATGTTTTGCTGCATCGATAATATATGATTGATATACATCTTCGGAATATATTGGATCAATAAGATATAATTTATTATTACACATAATTTGATTATGTACGGAAAAATCACCGTGATTAAAGGTGTTTGATGGGTTTATCTCATTTAATTTAAGTAATAATTTATCACCATTTTTAATCAAATTATTGTTATCAATATGGTTTTCAATTCTTTCGATGTACGAGTTGAAATTAACTTTATTTGTTGGTTTAGTATTTTTAAATTTGCGTAACGTATTAATTAATAAATCTACATTATCACAGTATATACCATTAATATAAGTGGTACTAATAGTATCTTTATCGTAACTTAATACTTTAGGAATATCCAAACCAATTTCTGTTGCTTTAGAGTACCATTCATATTCATTTTTAACTTCGTCACTATTTTTAACAACACAATTATTAATCCTTCTAACTTTATTAGTTGTAAATTTTGAATCTAGTTTTTCATATTCAATATCATCTGTTATGTTATAACACTTGTCATCAATATAAGCATCACCATATTCTTTATTAAAGGATAGTTCGTTAAATTTAACATTATTAGTTATTAACCAATTAGTTATTATATTTCTATATTTTTCTTCCCTTTCTAATATAGTTTTACACGTTTTAGAACCTCTAGCAGTTACAATTTTTATACAGTTACCATCATCATACATTTTATTAATCATATGGGCTAATTTAATGTTTAATGTCATGGTTTTTATATTATTAGTATCACCTAGTGCTAACGTACCATCAAAATCAATTACAATAACCATAAATTATCAATATAAGATTTAATATCACCTAAATTGGTGTGATTTTTAGAATATATCACATTAACATTTTTAATTTGATTATAATAAACTAATAAACTTTCTTCATTCGCATTTTCTAGATATTCACAAAAAGATTTATTATTAACACTATACGCACCTATTGTTATATGCCCAGTTTCCATTTCTTTTTCGTTACCTTTTACATATTTAAAATTTTGATCTAATTCAACAAATCCATATTTTAAACCATCTGATTTATAATTAGTTATTGCTAAGGAGTTATTTTCTAATTTATTCAAAACGTAAGATTCAATAATAGTATCACAATCGTGAATAATAGTGGACTCAAACCCCTTTAGATAAGGGATACATTGTTTTAGTGTATCCAATCTACTAGTTGTTTGTTCACATAATATTATGGATACTTTTGATGTGTCAAATTTAATTTCAAAATCTTTTCTAACCGCAACAAATACTTTATCAACACATTTAAAAGCATTATTTATTATTGTATTAATTATTCTTTCATTATTATAATACAATTCGTATTTAGGTTGTTTAAAATATTTACCTAAACGAATATTGTTACCGTTAGCCTGTATTAGTAGAGATTTCATACTTATATTTTAAATAATTCTTTTATATTTTCATTCCATAGAATGGCACCAGTTAAAACACCTGATAGTCTACCAAAAAGATAATCACATTTACCTAATAATTTAGTTTGGATTATGGTTTCTTCACCTAAAAGTTTACAATGATCCAATCTTTTTGTGCTAACATTTGGCCAGCAATGTACTCTATTAACGTATTCCATAGTTTCATCTGTTCGTCTAAAAACATTTGGTATAAAATAAGAGGATGGAAATTCTGCATGTATGGCATTAACATATTCACTATCTTCACTGACAATAAATAATTTATTTATTTGTGGATTATCGGCTAATATTTTTCTTATTTTTAAGATATAATCATTAACATCAAATACACCATACATAGGGTGATGTAAATTATATTCAGTCCCACGAGCCATAACACCCAAAACTACATGATTTTTGAACTCTTGATTATAAATGTCATTAATTTTATTTAGTATATGTTGTTTTGGTTTAATATATAACTGATCTATTGTTTTTTGTCTCGCTAATTGAGATGGATCATCAAAATAATGCTTACTATGATCTATCAAATCTGGTCTTGGGGAATTTTTACACACAATTACAGAATCATCGAAAGATGGAATTTTTTGGTCAAACCAAAAGTCAAACGGATTACCATTTGGTATTAACATTTCCGATTCAAAAGGGTTGAAACCCTCAACCCAAGTTGTCTCACCCCAATCAATATATGGTGTTCCTTGACCACCTGTTTCATGATGATGAATTAATTGTTCTAAACATATTCTATAGTTAGAAAAAAAACCGTAACCATAACCCCATCCGTGATTTGTTGGTGTAATGTTATAAAATGTCTCCATATTACGGTATATATATTTTTTTAATATTTTCAGATAAAATTGTAGTTATTAATGAAACTGCCGATATTTTAGATCTTAAAAAATAGTCACATTTACTTAATAATAACATATCAATTAAAACTTCTCTACATAAATTATGTCCATGATTTTCTCTTTCAGAATTAAGTCTTTCGTAAGGAGATTCACTTGAAGTCCTATATATATTTTTTTGATAAACTATAGGTATTGGGGTTTTTTTAGATAGGTACTCTATTGCCTCATCATCGTCAGTGGCTAAAAATATTTGTTCTATCTGTGGTTCTTCTCTTAAAATATCTAAAATCTTGTTCCAATACCTATCAATGTTTGGAACATCGTGTGTCTTAACCATATCACCCAATCTAATCTGACAACCCAATGTCGTTTTATTTTTTAAATTAGTTTCATAGAATTGGTTCACTTCATTTAATATGTCATCTTTCACTTTAAAATTATTGTAGAACAACTTTTTTGATTTTAATATTAAACTGTCGTTTTGTGAATATGGATGGTTATAATTAATAATCGCAGGTCTAGGTGGCATCAATAATATCTCCTTCCCATCTACAAATTTTTCATTTTGGGTGAAGTAGTATTCCCAAGCATTATTAGTGTAATCTAAGTTATCATAACAAATAGACTTATAAGAACCCATATCTACCCAAGCCCTATCACCCTCATTCATTATTAGTAGTTCATTGATGACTATCAACATATTACCTGCCATTCCAACACCAGATATCGGTGATTCTGGGAAAAGAGGTACAAATTTTAAATTATAATTCATTATTTATTAATTTCATTAATTCTTCCTTAATAAAAATAGGATCTTTTATGTGACAATTAGTGTCAGAATATAAAGGATTTAAAAATCCTTTTTCGTTTGTGTACTTATTATAGATATCAAAAAATATAAAACCATATTTTACACAATTTTCTTTTATTTTTTCATTCATATAAAGACTATACCTAACTCTATCCTCATTTGTACCCAACGCTGGTAATACATTTGGGTTGTGCGCATTTGCCTCATCCCATTCGGATATCCACATGTTCTCAGGTAACCCTCTTTCTAATTGGGGTACAACATTATACACACATGTCTTTACGTTTAAATTTGAAACATTAGTTGATATCGCTATGAAGTATTCAGATACTAAACTATCAATCGACTCTTTCCAATCTGGTTCGTATTTGTTAACGTGAGCTCTGCAATCTATCTCTCCAAAACAAAAACAAACATAATCACCATTATTTATTTGTTCATAGTTTAATATAAAATTTTTATCTCTACCAAAACTATACATTAATTTAGGTCCAAGCCAGTTAATAACTACACTTAAACCATCTATTTGGATATTGGTCCAACCACCATGCTCAGATGCGTGGCTATCACCGTATGTGTGGAATTGTATCATTGTTATTTATTTATTAAATTTGAAAATTCATCTAAGATAAAAGGGATTGTATTTACTGATAGGTGTATGTCATCAATAACAAAAGTATTATTAGTTGACCCGTCTGGTAGTAATAATTTTTTAGAAATTTCTTTAAATAAAATACCATTTTTTTCGCACATTGATTTAAGGTAATCATTAAATAGTAATGTTATCTTATTGTATTCTATTGATTCGTCTTTGCTTATCTTTGGTTGGTTACCACACCCAATCGATGTAGATGGTGCACCATAGGCCCCAATTTTAATATTAGGGTATTTTTCTTTTAGATAGTTTAAAGTTTGTATATATCTATCAACACATATTACTATCGTGTCAATAATTGTGTGGTTGTTTTTTAACGCATTTGGTATTAAATGATTTTGGACATCTATTTGACCAAAACACATAAAAATATAATCATTAACCCCAATATTATATTCAAGTATTACTTGTTCTATTTTGGGTATTTTATTAAACGAATTATAAGCAGTGTATGATCCCACTTTTATCGCTAAAAAATCAATAAGGTTTTTTTGAAATGGATTTATTATTTGTCGTAACTGACCTTGTGATAAAGTGTAACACGTGCCGAATTCTGGTTGCATGTGCATGTTTCCGTTTTCCATTGTATCCACACCAGAAAATATAGATACGTGACTATCACCAATTATATAAATCATAACCTAATTTTTTAGCGTTTTCAATTATTTTTGTTGGGTTGATTTTTTTAACTAATACTGCTGGATTTCCTTTATAAACGCCCCATTCTTCGGTGTCACCCATTAGTAAACTACCAGCAGTTAATAACACACCTTTTCTAAGTGTCGAACCAGGTAAAACAATAGCGTTTGTACCTATATTAGAAAATTCTTCCATAACTACTGGTACTATTATTTGAGTACCTTTTAACTCTTTTGGTATCATGGCACCAAATAACCCACTATCATCAAATCTATCAGACCCGCAAACAATTCTAGCCCCAGCCATGATATTATTAAAACCAACTGCTCTGAAACTACCTTCTTTACCACCTATTACAGTTACGTATGGTCCAATATGAACGTAATCACCAATGGTAGCGTTTGTTGTGCAGTAAAACCCCTTATCTATTGCTACGTGTGAACCGTTTATGGTTAATTCTTGTTTTACAACAATATCATCATCAATAATAATATCGTTACCGAGTGTTTTAATCATATTATGCTGGGCTTTTGTGTAAATCCATTATTGTTGGATACGTTGATTTATTATCGAATTCAAAGTGAGGGTATTGGTTTAATGACTCACCGTGGAAATAATTACCATATTTATTACCCCATGTTGATAATTCACCAAATTTCTCAACCATTTTTTTTGTCGCTTCTTCACCATACAAGTTATCGGTAAAATTAACATCACCAATAAAACCCCATTGTGATGGGTTTCTGTATGGGAATAGACCATACTTCTTACTAACTAATGTAATGATTGTTTCATCATGTCTATTTTCTATGAATCCTTCGTAGTTTGGTACACCTAATTCATTTGGTGAGTCAGTTATGATTCTATGATCACAACCGTAGTCATGACATTTACCCATAAATTCTCTACTGAAGTCATTTTTTTTTAGCAAAAACCAACCACCAACTCTAGCACCAGTATGTGTATATTCTGGAGAATCCGTACCTGTTAAAATAAACGCATCTCGTTTTGTCCAAATATAACTTAAATGATTTTGTCTAAACGTCATAACGGATAAATTATCTCTTTCAAAAACTTTAATCAACTCATCAATTGACCCGATAAATTTAGACCCAGAGTCAGCATAAAAAATATAACTATCTTCTGGAATTGTATCATCATTTAATAATCTCATCGCAAAATGAAATTTCCACAACCAATATCCCGCACCTCTTGGATAATCTAAAATATGCCTATTTTTTTGATAAAACTCTTGATCAATATCTTCTTTTCTAAATTCAAATACTTTATCAAAACCACCAATACTCAATCCAGTTTCAGAGTTTAATTTTTGTGAATTATAAAATTTTAAATTTGCATAGTTGAATAAAACTTTCATTATATATTTTTTATTTACCCCATGATTCCCAAACAAATGGGTAATCAAAATTATTTTTGAATCCATTGGCTATAAAGCCTTCTTGAATTTTATTTCGTCTATCGACATTGTTGTCAATACCTAAATGAAATTGTATTTGTATGTTTTTAAATTTATTAATTGACCCTGTTAATATCATATTTTCTAAAAGTGGGTATTCATCACCTTCAATATTAATCTGTATAAGATCAACGTATTCTAAACCAAAATTATTTAGGATAGTATCAATAGTATTAAATTTAACATTTATCCCATTCTCATTAATTAAATTAGATGAAGTCCCATCTCCTCCCATATAGATAACACCATCTATATCTTCAATTCCAACACCAACATTTAATAATCTAACTTTGGGGTTATTCTCAAATTTGGAAACCATACCATCATAAAAACTATGAACAGGTTCTAAAATATAAACGTTTGGGTTATATTTTTCAACCATTTGTTGTGCCCAAACACCAGTGTATCCGCCCAAATTCATAATGATTGAGTTTTCATTTAAATCATATGTTATGTTATGGGTATAATCTCCCCTATCATTAAACCATCTACCTATCTCATTACTATTTAAAGTTAAATTACCCATATTATAAAAATGTTTTATCTAAAGATTGTCCTTCATATGGACCTGTTTTATATTCGTAAACAATAGTGTCTTCCTCAAGTATTTCATATGTGTGACCACCATAAAGGGTAAAACTTGCATCTCCAGGATATAAAATTGGAGTTGCAATAATTTGATCATCGATATCAAACAATATACATTTAACACTACCTTTAATAACAACCCAAGATTCTTGAGCAATTTGTTCCTTATAGTGTCTATCTTTAGTAATATGTTTATGGGGAGGAAAAGTTTTATTCTTTTCCATTTTCAATGTTGCGCATTGAATAAAATTATTTTCAGGTATGACTTCAGATCTACCATCAATCTCATCTAAACGATTAATTATGTGTAATAGTTTTTCAGTTTCTATTTTTGAATATATTTTTTCCATTTTTTTATTTATTTAAAACTATCCATTCAGGTGGGAATAGAGTTGATGTGTTATGGTTGGCGTTTGCAGAACCAAACCATTTATTTGTTGTTATTACTTTTTTATTTTTGTTTTGATTTAAGTATGCCGCCCACCAACTAAATGTACTATTACAAATTATGTTGTCTTTACATAAACTCATCGTATACAAATCTAACCAATCTTTTTTTGTTGTGTAGAATATTTTATTGGGTAAATAATCAAACATATTTTTAATACCATCTAAATCATCGCTGAAAATTAAATATGTTTTATTTATACCAATTATTTCAGTTGCGGTTTTGAAATATTCATTTGATTGTTGTGGATGATGGTTTGGATATTTTAAATAATCTCCTCGTCTAACGTGTATTGATACATAACTATTAACTTCAGGTAAGGTTTTTAATATATCGTTTTTAATTTCTTCCGTAGGTTTAAAAATATCTATAATAGTTTGTTTGTTATTTATAAAATATTTTTCACTCTGAAAGTATCCATCTAATAATAAATTAATTCCTTTATTGTATTTTATTTCTTGGTAATTAAATTGGGTTTCCGTATGAACAAAATAATTTTGTGGAAGTGAATTTATGAATTTAATATTTCTTAAAAGATTATTGGTGTATGTATCATAGTTTGGATCTATATTAGGTCTTATAAATTCTTTAGAAAAAATGTAATCAATATTATTATCAATTGCCATACTTATTGTTGCGGCAAGTTTAAACATTACATTACCAATACCACCTCTATGATTTGTTGTTATATAATTCATAAGGTTTAAGACTTCTTATTTTATTAACAACCTCAGTAACTTTAAACATATTAACTTTATGATCGTTTAATGGATTACTTTCATTGTATATATAATTTATATCACTCATAAATTTATAATGTTCAGGGCCAGACATTTCAACCATAGGAAACATAAATGATAAGTCTCCAGCAACACTCCAATAATCCCCATTTTCATCTTTTAAATCTTCTTGTTTTATCTGTCTCCATAAAAAAGATTTCCAAGTTCTCAAATGGGTTAATGTAAACACTTTTTGTCTAATATTTACAAAATCTTTATGTGGTTGTGCAAACCCAGGTCTGCCATCGTGATATTTAAAACTACCATTTGCTAACCAAATATCCCCCAAGGAATATGTGTCTACAACTCTTTGAAATGTTTTAGAATCCGGTAACCAATCGTCTCCATCAACCTCAACACAAATGTCTTTATCATTAACATCATAGTCACCTCTAATTACTTGATCGTAGTTACCTGGCTGATACATTTTTGATTTATTTTCAATTAAAACAAATCTTTCATCATTTTTAATAAAATTTTTAATTTTATTAACGGTATTGTCTGTAGACATATCATCGGTTATATAACATATAAAGTTTTTATAAGTTTGTGACATTATACTTGAAAGACACTTATTTATGTAGTTTTCACAATTATAACTTGTAGTTAAAATTATTAATTTCATTGTGTTAAAATTTTATAATATTCTTCTTTTATTTGTTTAACAACTAATTTAGAGTTAAACCTATCTAAATCTTCAGGTACTTGATGTAATTCCTTACTTTTAATATTCCCATTTCCATCTACATCGTAGATCCATCCAGGTTTACCAGTTAACCAACCTTCAATTGTAGTTCTTCCTAATAAAATACCTGCGGTTTCTTTACAATTTTTAACAAAATGATTCACATCGTAAGTTGAATCAAAATATTTAACATGTGAGTTTGTTAAAATATGGGGTAAATATTTTCCGTGATTTTTACCAACTAACCATAATTCTCTATTCTCGTTTCTTGTATATTCAACCAAATCGAAAATAGTATTTTGTCTTGTATAATCTATTGTTCCAACAAATAAAGTATAACCATCATCTCTTGTACCTAATGTATTGTATTTGTCAATGTCAATTGGATTATATATAACTGTAATTTTTTCTTCTGAAATCCAAAAATTATTTACTAAATGATTTTTAATTTGGGGTCTAATCGCAATATATTTTTTTATGTTAGGATGTAAAATGGGATTTTCTAATTGATATATTTCAGAATGGATTGAACATATCATTTTTTTGTTTGGAAAAATTTTTAATAGTGTTTCGGTAACTGGATAATGTTGTGAGTGAATAATATCGTAATTTTTATTTTGAAATGTTGATGATAAATTATGGGTTTTAATCCCAAAACTTCTTGCCAAATCCGTTAATGGACCACCAATATTCGGTGATGTTACCGTAACATCACATCCTAAATCAATTAAGTTTTTTGCTAATTCAAAAACATACATTTCTGAACCTGTGTATTCTCTAAATAATAGACAACCTATTAATACTTTCATTATTATTTATTTAAATATTTTATTATAATTTTCATACTAATTCTCTGTTAAAATATATTTTTTTATTTTTTCAAAATTTTCTTTTTCGGTTATAAATCTTACTAAGATGTTATTATAATCTTCAATCATTTCAGTTTCTGTTTTATCAATATCTCTTGATTGTGATTCGTAATGATATGCAACACAATAACCTAAATTTATATTAATATAATTTTTTGTTATTAGAAGTAAATTTAGATACACATCCTCAAAACAATGTCTGAAACTATCATTAAAACCGTCAAACTTATTAAAAACATTTTTTCTTATCATCATCAAACCTGCTGTGTTACCAGCAACTTCCTTTTCATTTATTTCATAATTATAGTATGAATCTTTTTTTAAATGAGTTGTGATTACCGATTTTTTATTAACGTTAACTATTATATTTACCCCATCATGCTGAAGTGTATTATTTTCAAAATGTAATCTAGCCCCAACAGTACCAACGTTTTTTTTAGTTTTAAAAACTTTTAACATATGGTAAATTACATTATTTAATATCTTAATATCATTATTACAGAATAATAAAAATTCATAATCATCATTTATATGATTTTTAACAACATCGTTATTAATCTTGGCAAAATTGTAATAATCGTATTCAATTAAATTAACATTACCTAATGGTAAAATTTGAGATTTAATTTGATTTTTTTCGTCATCTGTTGATCCTGTATCGGCAATAAATACATCAAACAAATTTGAATTGCAATTATCATATAATGATTTCACACAATCATATAACATATCAACTTTACCTTTTGTCGGTATTATTACAGCAACTTTGCCAATATTTTTTAATGGTTTTTCCTTAATTATAGGAACATAAACTTCTGATGGTTTTAAATCCAATGGTAATTTATCTCCCCACTTTTGAACAAATTTTTCTTTACTCTCCCAAAATTCTTGATTTGGTTGACCTACCGATTCGTGAGTGATTTCAAAAGAAGAAGTAACACCTAATTTAACACCATCTAAATAATTTGGTAAACAAAATCCATGATCGTAAAAATGGAACTTACCAATCGTTTCGTCAAACTGATGTTTAATTTTGGTCTTGTCAAAAGAAATAAAAAGTCCATCAATTGTTACAACAGGAATTAAGTATGGTAATTTAACTGAATATCTATTAATCCATTTTTTTTGACCTTCAGGGTGGTGATAAACTTGACCAACCATTGTTTTATTCATTCTTTCCCAATATACTCCTGACTCGGGAAAATAACAAGAACCTGCTTTTCCAATTATAGAGAAGTCATTATTATTTGAAAAATCTTCTAAAAGTTTTTTACCCCAGTTTTTTTCTAACTTTATATCGTTATGACAACAAACAACAATATCATAAATTGATTCTGTGATTCCGCTATTATAAACTTGAGCCAAAGAATATTGATTGTGGTTAACGTATTCTAAAATTTGAACATCTTTTACACCAACGCTTTGTAATAAATGTTGTTTGAACTTGTTATTATATTCTTGATTTTTATGTGTTGAGTATACTATCGTTATCATCTGATTCTAATTCTTTTAATATTTTTTCCAAAATTAATTTTCTTTCTTCCATGTATTGTTTAAACCAACCATCATTATAGTCAGACATAATAATTTCAGAATTAACTTTAAATAATTCTTTTAATATTTCTTCTTTGGTATTCATAAACCAGTAGATCCAAATCCATTATCGTTTCTATCTTTGGATTCTAAATCTTCTTTCTCGACTAAATTAACCCATTTTCCTGAAACTACTGGACAAAGAACTGCTTGAGCAATTTTTTGACCTTTTTCTATTTTAACTTTTTCTTTTGTTGTGTTGAACAAAATTACTTTTATTTCACCCAAATATCCTTGATCTACCGTGCCAGGTGAGTTTAATACCATTAAACCTTGTTTTAACGCCAAACCACTTTTTGATCTTACTTGTATTTCGTAACCATCAGGAATATCAAAATGTAATCCTGTCGATATTAATTTTCGATCAAACCCATGAATCCAAACTTCTTCTGTTGAATATAAATCAAAACCAGAATCTGATTGGTATACATAAGAAGGAGTTGTTGCATCAACTTTTGATTTTTTAAACGACAAATCAATTTGTGGAACATAATCTTCTAAATCTTGTTCCAATTCTTTAACGTCCAATCCAAAAGAATCCATTATAAGATTATAATCAATGTCGTCATTTGAAATGTCATCCAAGATTTTTAATAAATCCTCCAATTCTTCGTCATTTATATTATCGTCAATTTCACTCATTATTTTAAACTTTTTAATTTTTTTATTGCCGTAACCAACACATCAACATCTTTCTCACAATATTTTGAAATTTCATCTATTCTATTGTGATTCCAATACGCTTCGTGTACCATACCCCCATTTATTTCACCATCTTTTGGTGTTGGAATATCCAAACAAGCGCACATCAGATCTAATGACCCAATTGCGGTATATGCTCCATATTGCCAAATTTCTTTTGTGTCAATTGCTTTTACTTCCCAAGGCTTTGTATCATATGAAGGAAGAATCTTTGATGGCATAATTTCATTAATAATCATTCGTTTTGCCAACATGGGAATGTCAAAGTTTTTAAGATTATGACCACATAGATAAAAATCTAATTTATGACAACGATCCAATAAGTTTCTTACATCTACTAGAAGTTGTTTTTCATCATCACCTGAAAATGTTTGTTTTTTAATCTCACCGTTATCCAAAACAAATGCCATAGAAACACATATGATTTTAGCAAATTCAGGAACAAGTGCCGCTCTTTTTCTAAAAACAATATCCATATGTTCTTCTGTCGATCTATCTTTCTCCCATTCTTTATCTTCGGGAAATCTTTTCAAAAACCAATCAAAATACTTATCAAATTGATCGGCAACTATTGGATTAGAATTAATACACGTTTGATAATCTTTGCAACCACCAACGGTTTCAATATCTAAAAATAAAATTTTTGTTATTGGAATGTTAATCATATATTATTTAATTAAAGATTTGTAAAAAGATGCGCGATCGGCCGTAACCTTATTAAGATCATATCTGTCTTTCACCGTTTCATAAAGTCTCTCACCAAGATCGGTAATCATATTTGGATTGTCAACCAATTTTTTGATGTTTTTAGCCCAATCACTATGATTATTATTTTCATTTACCAACAAAGCATTTCCATTTGTAAATTGACCCTTATCTAAAGCATGTTTCAAGTCGATTGTATATGGTCCAACATTTGAAGCAATCAAAGCCTTTTTATAAAATCCTGCTTCAATAACTTTCAATTGTGATTTCATTCTATTAAAAATATGATTTTTAATTGGTGCCAACGAAATGTCAAAGTTTGAATAATTTCTTGCGTACTGATCAACAGGTCTTGTCCAAACTCTAACATAGTTCTCATTCTGAATTGCCGGATAATCTCCTTCTTGGAATTTATCTAAGAACGTTTTGTATTCGGGTGAAATGATTTTATAATTATTTGTAAATATTTCTTCATATCTTACCCAAACGGTTTCTTCAGGTTTAATTGGTCTTTGTTTTTGTTCACCCGTTTCTTTGTTGATTTCTGTTACACTTCCACGAATATCAAACCCACAAACATAATATTGTAATTTGTCTTGAACAGGATTAAGTTTTGAAACCATACCATCTAATAATTTCAAATCGTGTAAATGTGAAGATCCTCCCAACCATCCAACTCTGATTTTATCTGATGGTGGTGTTGGTTGTGTAAATTGTGGTTCACTTGGATCAATCGCATTTGGTAAAACAATTACATTTTTATTGAACTTTCTAATTTCATTTGCAAATAATTCTGTGGTTGTTGTAACATAACTCGCTGCCTTTAGATTATCAACAATCTTTTGGTGGAGTTTGTTTTCAATAATTAATTGATGAATTGGGTGCTCTTTTGTTGGTAACCAATAATCATCGATGTCGGCAATCATAACAATTCCCAAACTTTTTAAACTATTAATGATGTTTGGACATTGCTCAATTTGGCCAAAACTTCTGTGAAAATGAACTATTTGGTATTTTTTCCAATAATTTATATCGTTAATTTTTGGTTCATAATCTATATCAACATGAAAATCTTCGGAGTATAAGTTTTGTAATTTGATGTGGGGGTCGACTGATCGAAATTTACCTCAGCCAACCCCAGATCGATCACTTGGGAGAACCAATACTCTGATTCTCTCACGACCGTTCATGGGGCTATTTTGTGTCATATTTTTTTATTAGTTTATTAATTAATGTGTGGTCTTTTTTTAAATCAGATTCCCACACTATCTCTAAATTATAACCTTTTTCTCTTATTAAGTCAATCTTGTTTTTTGATAAAAATAAAATCATAAAGACACAAAAAAACCCCCACTTTAAATGGAGGTTTCAAAGAATTATAAAAGTATTATTTTGTCATTTTTTTAACTTTCAAGACTTTACCTTCAAATAGATGTTGACCTACTCTGAATTTGAACATTTCGGAACTTTTTGTTTCTGATTCAATCAATAAACCATTTTCAGACAATACATCTTCCATTGTTTCTCTAACAATTTGTTTGATTTCGTTTGCTGATAAACCAACCATCGATTGTTGTGTTTGTTGTTGTGGTTGTCTTACTTGTTTTTGTTCTCCGATAATATCGCCTTTAGCGTTTGTATTCATCAATCTTGATGCTTTTTCGACTAACTCATTGCTTAAAACAGCTCCTGACCCAACTCCCATTGTTGGTTGTTGAATTGGGTGTTCCATCATTAATCTTTTTATCTCATCGGGAAGTTTTGATTTTGAAATCCTATCTTCAATAGGAATGTTTGAGTTTTGATTCACAATTGGTTTTGGTTGTTCTGCCATAAACTCTTGTGGGATATTGTAAGTTGCAGGAACTGCGTCATATCCTTCTACAACAGGGGATGACATTTCTCTTACTTGACCTCTTCCAATTTCATTATGTTTATCCATGATTTTTTTTGAAACCATGAGTTTTTGTAGTAGTTCTGCTTCTGAATTCATATTAATTTAAATTATTAAAATACTGCGTTTATTATTACTCTTTCCATACTTTTATCCCCATTTGGGTTATAATTCGGTCTTGGTGTATCAAACGTTTCTTGAGTTGGTCTTATGAATTGCATTTTATCAACTCTAAAGAACCTCCATCCTGGTAATGGTTTTTTTCCTAAATACCCCGTATGTGAAGCTCCTTCTTTGTCCCATGCTCTTAAAACAGGGTTGCCTCTTTTTGTATTTCCAAAGGCAACAGGTTCGATAACCCTTAACCCTCTTCCTCCTGGTTCATCACCATCGTAATAAATTACACACACTCTTCTATTTTTTATTGCATCAATAATTTGATCTCTTGATGCTACCTCTAATATAAGATCATTAAGGGTGTTGTAAAGTTTCATTATGCTGATGGAGTGGTATAAGGTTTGTTTGGTTGATATTCATTTACTTTGATTTCGTTTTTTCTTTCAACAATATCAGTAGAAGACCCACCATTTATTGTGTCAAGAAAAATTCCCGTTCCTTTTCCTGATTCATCACCATCTGATATTGCATCAGGATTTACAGATGAATAAGGATTTACGGTTTTGTAATCATTTTTTACTATCAAACTTTTTCTTTGTAGATCAGCAATTGCTGTTAAATCATTTGCTGGTTGACTAAAATCTAATCTTTCTGTTTGCATTTTAAATTATTTTTTTAATTATTTGGTTTATTCTGTTAACATCTTCTTTAATTCTAACATCTTGTGTAAAGGTACTATGATCTTTTGATGGTCTTATCATATCGGCATATGGTCCAATATCTTTGATTGTGTTAACATCAATTTGATCTGGCATAAACTCATCATCAACTCTTGTTTCTAACGAATCGTTATTTCTTAATTGTTGAATTGTAGTTTCAGCCCAATTTTTCATATAGTCAGCACCATTTAAAATAAAAGGGGCGTCCGTTCCATCACCTTCATAATTATCAAACCAATTTTTTATTCTACCTAATTGTTGATAAGTCACATATCCACTATCTCTCAACTCTTCATTTCTTTTGTGACCTTCAATTGAAGAATCGGAGTTTGGTATCTCATCAAAACAAGTTTGTAGATATTCCATCATCTCTTTTGGTAATGTAATCGTTTTATTGTATAAACTACTATTCACTATTTCTTAAATGTTTGATTAATTTTTCTATGCTAATGTTTTCTTTTTCTGCCAACTTTTTTATTGCTTCAATATTTCTCATTAAGATTTTTGAAACGATGTTATCATCATCTTCATCTTTATATTTTTTAACAACTTCTTTGTCTTTAGATTTTTTTGAAATAATAATTTCATCAATCATTTTTTCCATTTTTTGTTTTTCAAGTTCGGACAATCTTCTTTTTGTAAAACAATTTACACATTTTCCTTGTCTTTTTTCTTGTTTTAATTGTTTGTCCAATTTTCTATCAAAACCTAATCTTTTTAATCTTTCATCTCTTTCAATTGGATCTTCAACATCCATTTTCTTTAAGATTTTGTTTGCAACATCATAAGTTGGTGCATCTTCCGTTTCTTCAAAACCAAATGATTCAGATTGATCAACTTCTGATAAAGGTGTTTGTCCTTCTTGTGATTCACCATAATAAACACGGATGAATGGAAATTGATTTGCTTTTGTCATACGAACCGTTTGATCCGTAGTTTTCTTTGCCAAATTTCTTTGATTCAAAATAGGAATACTTGACCCAATTACAGATCCGTCAGGATTTACCAATTCACCCAATTCTCCGTCAGGTGTTTCCGTTCTTTTTGCTCTTGAATCCAAAAGTTTATGAACTTGTCTTTTTGTTAATTTTTTTCCCGAGTTTAATATTTTTGAAATAATATCTTGAATTTCTTCAAAAACTTCTTTATCGACAACAATAACGTCATCTTGTTTCCTTGACTCACTAATAGTATTTGAAACCGAATAATAAACAGCAATTTTATTTCCCTTATCTTTTAAAAAGAAATAATATGGTTCGTTGTAATACTCATGGTTTAATTTAATCATGATTTAATTTTCTTAATAAATACTTTGATTTGTTGTATTTATTAGTAAAACAGATGGCATACCAAAATATAAATCAATATAATTATCAGAAATTAAAAATGCAAGTCATTTATGACGGGCAAGATATGTCATTGGCATCTGATGAAGTTGATTTTAACCAAGAAGTTATATTCTCACCTTACATTATAGGTATTGATGACGGAAAAAAATTACCAATATCTCTTAATCTTAATAGTCCCTTAACAACACAAAATCTAACTTTAAATTATGGTGATTACAATTATAGTAATGTTATTATTTCAGAAAATTTTTATCAACCAGAAGATTTAAATTTTAGTTGTTTTAGTGCAGGAACAACTTGTGATGTTGGTCTTACAGGAATTGATAATGGTTTAACTTACAGAATTAAAGGAGATTATTTAAACTTTACCAACGGATTATTTAACGACACCGAAAAATTTGATAGATTTTATTATGATAGAAGAATGAAATTTATTCAAACAACAACGAATGTTCCATCTAATCATATTTTTTCGGGTATTCCTTTATATACAACATATCAAATGGTTTCAAAGTTCAATCCCGATTTTGGAAGATACGTTGAACTTTATGGTGGTTTTTATCAAGGATTTTATAAATTATTTGGTTATGACTATGACATCTTACCTGAACGAATGAATAAAGGGTGGTCAGTTGAAATGTTATTAAATCCAAGATTTGTTGATGAATATACACCACCACCTGGTTATACCACATTAAATCAAATATACCCAAATAATAAAAACACATTTTTTTATATGGGAACAAGGGCGGAAAATAAATTTTATCATTACGCAGATGGATCTCCAAAATGTGATCCAAGTTATGTTAGAGTAACTTCAGGATTAACTTGTGAAGAAACTTGTGCTTGTTGTGATTATGGTATAACAAATAGTAGATGTATATATGTATATCCACCAAGACCTATTGGTGGTGTTTATGATCCACATTTAAATTACGGATGTAATTTATGTAATGGAAATCCTGAAACAAAATTAACTTGTGGTTGTGGTTGTAATTTAGATCCTTGTGATACTTGTGGGTGGATGTGTTTTGAACACGCTTGTTCTTCTATTATTGTTCCAACACCTACACCAACACCAACTCCCACACCAACTGTTCCTTGTGATACATATCCAACAACAATAGTTTGTGATCCAACACCACCATGTTGCACGTCTTGTCCTGATTGTGGTTGTGACACGTGCGGTTGTCCACCATCAAGTCCACCGACAATTTTTTCATCAATAGAAGACACTTGTGAAAAAGATCCAAAATGGGATGCATTATCAAACAACATTTCATTTAGATTATGTGGTGATCCACATAACCCTGGTATTGGTGTAAGAGCAATCAAACTAACGGGAGATTGTATTACAACGGGATCTTGTGTTACAGGACAAACATATACCACAGGATATACAATAGTTGATATTTGTACTCCACCAATTTATCCTTATTGTTTACAAGTAAATCCAGGTTGGTTGACTTTTAGACATTGGTTTTTAATTAATGTTGTTTGGGAAAGATACACTTATTTGGACTATTGTGATTTGAAATGGTTTGGTGGATTAGACGATATTACAAGAGTTGAACTTCTTCAAAGTTTGGCAAACAACACGGCGTCTTTAATTGCTCCCCCATATACAAATGGATATAAAGTTCCTGAAACCGTAACAATTGTTCAATTAAATCAAAGATGGTTAGACGACACAAAGTTTAGAATGGGTCGATTGAAAATATACATTAATGGTCGTATATTTTATACCATAGAAGATTTCGAAGAAGTAATTCCTCGAGGATTAGACACTGACAAAGAAAAACAAGTTGGTGTTCCTTTTAACATTTCTTGGGGTGGGGGGACACAAGGACTTCACGAAAATCTAACATTATCTGCTTGTACTGCGACCACTCAAGGATTATATATTCAAGATCCAGAATGTTTCCCTGAAAACATTCTAAACAACACATCACTTAATAAGTTAAAAACACATATATTATTAGAAGAAAATTTCGCAGGAACTTTTGATGGGGCAATATCTCAATTTAGATTTTATACCGAACCTTTGTCTTCTCCTGAAGTAAAACACAATTTTAAATTATTAAGGGACACATTTTTTATGTTTGATCCTGATTGTCCAAATTGTGATTTGTCGTCTTGTTATCCTAATGATTTCACATACACCATTATTAATACATAAAAAAGATGAGTCAAAATATATTAATAAAAAGTGTTTTTTTTGATGGCGAATTAGCAGAAGTTTTATTCAAACCGGATAATGATGATGTTGTCTTAAACTTTGACCAGATAACATTACCATTTTTATTTGAACCAAGTCTTTTGTATCCACCAAGAGAAATATATGGAACATATACGATTAAACCTGTTGTTGCTAATTGCCCATACTTTTTAAACGTGCCAAGGCCGACACCTACACCGACTCCGACACCAAGTCCAACAAGAACTTTAACACCGACACCAACACCGACAAACACTCCGACACCTACATTAGACCCATGTAAACTACCAAGTCCAACACCAACATCTACATCAACACCGACGCCAACACCTACAATTAGTTTAACACCGACACCTACTCCTACTTGGAATCCGTGTATAACACCATTACCACAACTTATTGTAAATATTTTGTTAGAGATAATGCCAGGATCGGTAATATTAAAAGCAACGGTATCATATAATAAAGGTTTACCAAATGACACATATATTTGTTTTGATGCAATATTAACAACAAAAACAAATGAAAAAATTGTAGTTCCAAAAGAAATTTTAATTAATGCTGGATCAATGATGGGTGTGTTTGAGACAAGATTAGACATGGATTTTAATTTATTAAAAGACGTAGTTATAGTCGAGAATAGTAGAATCGATGGGTCAACTATTAATCCAAAATTCCAAGTTCATACACAAAAACAAATTATACCAACGCCAACATCAACTAATACACCTACACCAACTAACACTCCAACTAACACTCCAACCCCAACTAACAATTCAACTAATACACCTACACCAACTAACACACCAACTAATACGCCTACACCAACTAACACACCAACTAATACGCCTACACCAACTAATACACCTACACCAACAGTGACCCCAAGTATTGGTGCTTCACAAACCCCAACTCCAACAAATACCCCAACACCTACAACCACACCGACAAATACCCCAACTAACACTCCAACTCCTACTATTACACCTACCTCAACACCAACAAATACCCCAACTAACACTCCAAGTAATACACCTACAAACACACCAACAAACACCCCAACCCCTACAAACACACCAACAAACACCCCAACAACAACACCTACAAATACCCCAACTAACACTCCTACACAAACAACAACACCAACTCCGACAGTAACACCAACAACAACTCCTGTTATTATACCAATAATTTATTATGGTAAATCATCAAAAGTTAATTTTGATAATGGTGATGAAATCAATTTGAACTTGATTCAAACAAATCAAACCACAAATCAATATTTAAATATTGTATCAGGAAGTGGATACGTTTATATTTTAATTCCGAAATTCACAAATCAACCGTCAATATTTAGAAATAGTAATTGGGGTTGTAATGGAAATGTCATTCCAATAATCACAAAACCTGATGTCAATATAATTGACAATTTAGGAAATACGACTATTTATTCTGTATATAGGTCATACGTCTCGACTTCAGCTGGTGTAGATGTATGGTTATGTGTATAATATTATATGTATATTGATTTTTTAAATGACCGATTTTAGTAAAGTTGGTGGAGTGGGAATTATGGGTTTCATTTCACCAATGGACACCCTTGATACCTACGCAGTAATTGATCCCTTATATGGTATTGATGGACTACGTAATGTAGACAATGAAGACGATTTAAATTCAATACCTTACGATCGAAGAAGACCTGGTATGATCGTAGGAATCGAAGGTGGTCAACGATTTTTTAAACTTAAAAACGATTTTTGGTCTTTTAGCCCTTTAGATTGGGACGAAATATTTTTTTTAACGTCTCCACAATTAGAAGTACTAAATAATTTACCAAATAAATTAGTAGTCCCTGGCGTTAACTCATCAACATTTATTGATCGTGAATTAATTACAGGTTCAATTGATAGTGTAAATAAAACATATACCCTTCGTTTTACACCTGAATTAAATTCAGAACATATATACTATAATGGTCTTTTACAAGATAAAGGATCGGATCTTGATTATAGTATAAGTGGAAAAACAATCACATTTAATAATCCACCAAAAATTAATAGTAAACTTCTTTGTTCTTATAGAACTTATAGTGAAATTAATTTTATCGATCATGAATATCCTGTTGGTGAAATTAATGGGATAAATAAATCATTTGAGTTGTCAATTCTTCCTAAAACAGGAAGTGAACACATTTATTTGAATGGTTTATTACAAGATTTTGGAAATGATAATGACTATACGATTTCAGGTAAAACTATAACTTTCAAAATCGCACCTCCTAGTTGGAGTAAGATAACTTGTTCTTATCGATTTTATTAAAATAAAATTAACATAAAAACTAAATAACTTAAAAGATAAACATATTTATAATAAGAAACAAAAAAAATGATGGAGCAAG